GGCTGTATCTAAAGTGTTAATCTCTGGTGCCATTGTATTAATGGTTTGAGATGCCTTAGCAATTAGTAGTTCTGCGTTGCGAATCTCACTAGCATAACGCTCACCTGCACGTGCTTCGGCTGGTAGGTCTTTAAGTGTTTGAACTCTGCGACGCAAGTTGTATAAAGATGGAACATCGATTGGCTTACCGTATTCAACTGTATATCGATTCAGGCTAGTCTCAAGGTAATCAACCATCTTCTCTGCAGCGCGAAGGTCTTCCTTTACTACATCTGCCCATTCACGCTTAGTTGCTGGAGATACACCAGGAACATCATTAAATAATTGCTCATACTTAGCATAAACAATATCTCTATTGTTAACAGCAATGTTGTATTCGTCAGATAAAGCCTTGACTTCACGCTGGATTTCTTTTTTTGCGCTAGGTGCAATTGTCTTAACCTTTTCAATACCACGCATAACTACGTTTATATTGTTTTCAATAATCTGCTTTGATGCCTTACCAAACATAGCACTTGCAAACTTGCTACCTTCAGCCATAGTTCCACTAAGAAGTGGTTCAAAGATTGAGTTCTTTGGGATATAACTGAAACGATACAAAGCAGAAAGCGAAAACGCCTTGTTTCCTGCTTCAAAAATTGCACGAATAGCATCTCGTCCAGTACCGCCTGCTTGCTGCATTGTTCCAGTAACAACATTTTTTTGTTTGCGAGCAGCGCGAGCAATCATTCTATCAAACTCACCAAATGGTAGAGTTGGTAAAGAGTTTGCTAATTGACGCTGTGTCTTAGGATTGACAACAATTCTAACACCAGTTGGGTCAAGTGCTGTTCCTCGTGACGCTAGGTTGCCGTGAACAGAGTAAACATCTTGCATTAGATTGTCAACAAATGTGTCAATCAAATTAGTATCATTAAACCCGCGAGTAAATGAAATAGTGCGAACTAACTCAGGTGCTAAATTCTTTACAACAAGAGCACGCTCACCATCAGTCTTTGCTGAAACAAACTTGTCAATAATTTCAGTACGATATTGTGAGACTGTCTTGGTTGTTCCATCGTGAGTTACAAGAACCTTGTCACCACGAGTAAACAAAGGAACATCATCAAAAGTAGCAATTAACTCATCTACACCATTAAGTGGACGTACACCTGAGTTAGTAATAAAACCCTTAGGCATCATTGTTCCAAGTGTGCGAATCAAAACAGTAGATGGACCATTAAGGTATTTGCTTTGCAATACCGTCTGTGTGTATCCACCAACATTTGAAAAGTCACGCTCAACAGTAGAGGTCTTAATCTTTCCAGCACGTGAACGTGCGGCAGCAAATGCTTCACGTCCAACGACTGGCTCTGCTGGCTTGTAGTTCTTGCCAAAGAATGTAGGCTCAATAGTTCTAGCACCAGTTGCTGGGTCTTCAATTTCTTTTAAGAAGGCATCATAAATTTCTTGATGCTTAGGGTTCTTCTTAATTGCATCATCAAATGCGCCAAGTACACGAGCAGATTGCTCAGGTCCCATTGACGGAATACGTCCAGTTGCTGCGTAGTTACCTTGGATAACAAGGTTACCATCACCTAGTACCCATAGGTCATCGCGCATACCAGCAGCAGCAAGGCGCTCAACCGCTGGAGCATAAGCCTTGTCAGCCAAAATTAAATCACGAACAAACTCTGGGTCTTTCGTATCCTTAAGAATTGCAGGAAGACGAGGATTGTTACTATGCTTTCTTATAATTCTTGTAATATCAAGAATGTTTTCTGAGGTAGCAAGGTCTTCAACATCTTGTCCAAAGACAGTTAAGTTGCCTTCTGTTCCACCAGACTTACGAAAATTAATATGCTGATTAATTAAATCTTCAGCCTGTGGCATAGCATCTACATCACCTACACGGAAGCGAGTACTAAGACCAGACTTCAGTGCACCCGCACGAACGCCTGCTGCAAGACCCGCGCCTGCTACGTTAATAGCAACGTTCTTAATTAAAAAGTCATTTGTTCCTGTAATCCAACGACCAAGAGTGTTTTCTTCAAAGTTCTTCTCAACTTGCTCAGCATCCCATAAATCAACATCTTCAACATCGATTCCTCCGCCTTTAAGAATAAGACTTTGAAAATCACCAAATGGTGTTAAATTACTCTTAAGAAGAGATACACCCAGGGAAACGCCTTTTCTTACAAGAACTCTTTCTCCGTTAACGATTTTATATTCGTCACCAGAACGCTCATATGCGTCAATTACATCTGAAAACTGAAACCCTTTACCGTACTCACCAGCCTTGTACAATCGGCTAGTTGGGTCAGTAAGTAGAAATGCTGTCGAGATAGGACGAGCAATCATAGGACTAAAGACATACTCTTCAGCCTTCTGTGCTGCGTAGAGAACTGGGTCAACTACTTTTGCTGCAGTTGCATCTATAGTTGAAAGTCCAGCCTTTTGCAAAGCCTTTTGTGTTCCTGTTTCAGCAGCGATACCTGCTGCAGCAGCAGCACGTGGGTCACCTTTAAATGTTTGTGCAGCGCCAAGTTGAGCGCCACTGGTTGCAACATTTCCAAGAATTGCTCCAGGAAGTTGTGACAATCCTTTAGCAGCACCTTTAACAGAGTTGATGAAGTCTTCCCATAATGGCATTACTTCACCTCCGCTGCTCTAAACGTATCAGGGCTTCCACCTTGTACTTCATTACCAGTAACAGTAAGAATAAAGATATCTCTATCTTGTGGTGACTCCCAAGGAACCATTGCCAAAGGAATTGCTATTTCATAATTTTCATAACCTAGAGAGTTAGCAAACTTGTCTAGGTGGTCAAAGAAGTTATTCTCTACCCATCTCATCAAATTATCTGATTTTTCAAGTAGTTGATAAATTGCTTGTAAGAATCAGGTGCACCTGGAAGGCGAGTTGCATTCATTAAATCTGGAAGGTAACGCTTAATAAGCGCAACGTTTTCATCCTGGTTAATAGGCGATGTCAAGCGAGAAGGTAGCGCCTCTGAGCCACGACCACGACCAACATCCACTCCATCAGAGATTGGCAAATCATCCATTGACTCAGCATCTAGTGGAACAAGTCCTGACATCATTGATGCCATTGGGTTTGTAGGAGTCTTCACTTCAGGAACTGGATTGCCAGCCAAAGAGGCTCCACCCTGTTGTGCCATAGTTTCTACTCCTGTTGACCCTAAACTCTTCATATCTGGAATGTACTTAGGCGCTTGTTTGTTGTTTCCGCTTTGACCATTTCCGCCAAGAGGATTAATACTGGTAGGATTATTTTGAGAGCCACCGTTATCACCACCACGATTTTCTGGTGCAGTTATCATTCGTCATCCTCTTCTTCTAAGAAAGTATCTTCAAGTTCACTGTTGTACTCTTCGGCTAAGCGCATCATTCCTGCTGCATTCCAAGGAGTCATTGCTTCGCTAACTTCTGTGTGAAGAAAGCGGTTGCCTTCGTAATCTGCCCATTCGGATATTAAAACCCAACCTGATGCAATGTAATTTTTTCCTGCGGTGTCTGTATCTACAAGAAGTCGCAGAGCGTCTTCAACTGCTTCACGGAATTCTGCACTCATTTCTTTAACTGAGTTTCTACTATGAATGGTTCCGCTGTCTTACTGTCATTAAGTGCAGCAATGGATGCTGCTTGTTCAGGTGTGGCACCTGCATAGAGTGCACCTAGGGCTAAATCGCCACCAGTGCCTATACCGTAGTAGCCTGAATCGCTACGAGATACTGCAAAGTCGCTGTCAATCTCAAACAAACTACCATTGAGTCCAACAATTATGTTAATCTCAAAGTCTTTATCTGGTGATTTAGAGTCAAGTAGACCAGCATCTGTAAGAAGTTGCTTAAGTGATGGTGCTACTTTGTTTACCATAAACTGAAATATGTTAGTTTTGTCTTTTACTAGAAAGGCTGGTGGTTTCCAAGTGTGTAATACAACCTGTAATGCACGAACATCTCCTGCAACTCCCACAAGATAGTTACCATTAGTAACAACCTTAACCATATCTGGGTGAGAGTAAATCTTTGAATCACCTACAATGCGAGAATCGCCAAGAACTACACAGCGATTTGCGTATTCAACGCCGATAATTGTTGTCATTGTCCCCTACCTTAATTATCTACGTGCTACGGTTCTTACACTTCCGCTACCTTCTCCTGCGCCTGAAAGGCTAGAGAGAATACTCATAATGTCTGGTGGTGCTTGCTCTGGTGGTGCAATTTCTGGTCCACCTTCTGGAGCAATAGCGCCTCCTGCTGGAACGCCTTCGGGAGCAGGGGACATTTGCTCAACCGCTTGTGGTGCCCCAGCAGGAGGAACTTGCTGCTGCGGAGCGAATGTGGCTTCAATTGCGTCTTCTAGTGCTTGACCCTTTTGACGAGCCTTGATAACCGCAGCAATCTTACGTACTACTTCTGAAGCATCCTGACCTTGTGTTGCCATCTGTGGGATGGCTTGTGTGTAGGCAGTAAGCGAACCAAGTAATGCGGCACGCATATCTTCAATTTCAATCTTCTCAAGTTCCTGAGTTACGTTCACAGTAAATGGAAGTTCTCTCATAGCCATATCTCGGCTGATGAGTTTTCCTCCAAGTGCTTGAAGCATAAAGATAAGACCTTGCGCTGGGTTAAGACCAGCAAGCATACCGTAACGAACATCAGCAGAATAATCTTCTTTGATGTCTTTAGATGGCTTGTATGTGACTTCATATGGAGAACCTGAATCTACACCGCGAATTGTTTTTTCTTCTGGATAAATCTTTTCATCAACTTCAAAGCATAGGCTAATTACGTCGCGTAGTGATGCAGCAAAGATAGCCTGTGCTGATTTAACCTGGGTATCGAATGCACCCATAAGTGCTTGCACGCCTTGTCCAGTGACGATTGAAGCATCAATGTTACCTGTACGAGATTCTGGGTAACGTGTACCAACGCGAAGTTCTTGGTTAAGCAATGTCTGCTCAGTAAATGCACCTTGGGGAAGTGTGAGTTCTACGCGGCGTACACCTGCTGGGTTTGCAGTACGGATAACTGCGTCTCCACCAAGTTGTAGTTCCTGTACATCCTGTGGAAGTACGATAGGAGCCTGAACAGATTTTTCTGCTGCTTCCATCGCAAGCAATGCA